CCAACGCGCAGAGGCGTTCCTGCGCACGCTGGGCAAGTGGGAGGAGGCAGAATGACCGACGACAACCACAAAGACTAATGTTCGAGCCACCAAAACAATACCACAACGAGGCCATCGAGGCCGCTATCTCAGCGGCTCTGGTTGCCGCACGCTCCAGAGAAGACAAACGCACGTACTTGGGGGCTAGCCGCTGGGGGCATCACTGTGAGCGTGCGCTGGGCTACGAGTATCATCGCACCGACCGGGACGACATGACCAAGCCGCAGTTCGGGCCGAATCTTTACCGTGTCTTTGATATGGGGCATGACGGTGAAAGCCGGATGGCTCAGTACATGAAGATGGCAGGCTTTGAGATCCAGATTGAGAAACCCGGCGGGGGACAGATCGGGTTTAGCGTCTGCGAAGGAAAGCTGGGCGGACATTGCGATGGGATCGTACATGCCGGCCCAGGCATCACCAAGGCTCCGCTAGTGTGGGAGAATAAGGCACTCAACAACAAAAGCTGGAACGACACCAAGGACAAGGGAGTTGCCAAGTCCAAGCCGGTGTACTACGCCCAGATGCAGACCTACATTGCCTACCTTGGGTTGGAGGGCTATCTGTTTACAGCGATGAACCGAGACACCGGTGAGGTGTTTGTGGAGCTTGGTGAGCCAGACATGCGGCTTGCTCAGGAAGTCAGCGATAAGGCGCTCAGGATCGTAGAAAGCCAGCACCCAGAGCAGTTGCCGAGGTGCTCTACCGAGCAGACTGACTGGAGATGCCGGTTCTGTGACTTTGCGAAACGGTGCTGGGGGAAAAAAGAAACAACGCAACGACAGTACTTTAACTACAAAAAATGATGACAGCTAAAACAGAAAGCCTGGCTCACTTTGATGAGAGTCAGGTTAGGGAACACTTGTCTTTTATCTTCGGGAATGTGGACTTTCAGCCCGGAACATACGTGTGTCTCCGAGGGATCGGGGAGAAGGGCACAGCGCAGGAAGGCACGTTCAGGGAAGAGTTTTTCTTTGAGCCGGCCACCGATCAGAACTGGGTGAATGCAGCGGTGGAACACTGCCGCCGCTGGGGACAGCACGCCGTGGCCTCGTTTATCGTGCCGTGTGTGCTGAAGGCACCCAAGGCAACGTCTTTGAATGTTTCCCAGTTTACAACGGTGGTTGCGGACTTTGATGCCGGCAACACCGACGAGCGGATTGCTTGGGTGGCCGAGCACATCGGTGTGCCGGATCTAGTGGTCGAGTCTGGTGGCACTACCGAGGCCGGTACACCAAAGCGGCATGCCTGGTGGAAGATTGAGCCGACTGCCGACATCGAGGGTGTGATTAATCTGCGGCATGCGATAGCCGAGAAGGCCGGTGGGGATCTTATGCTGGGGCGCGGGGTGAAGTCTAATCCGTTCGGTCGTTCTCACCAGCCGGTCCGAATTGCCGGAACCATTCACGGTAAGGGTGGGACGGCGAAGCCGTGCCGAGTGGAGTGGAGTGGAGAAATCACGGGAGACTGTTTGCATACTGACTTTGCTGACAAAGTTAATGGGGTTCAACCAGCACCGTGGGCTACCAGGACAGTGATGTCCTTAGGGGACGGAAATAACGTGATTCGGGGACTCTTTGGGGAAGACACTACCAACGCAGGGGAGGACTTCGAGCCGGTGGAGTTAAACCGAGACGTTCATGCCGGGGGCGAGGTCGTGACCCGCTTCGGGGAGTTCAACCGTGTGGCCGGTCACTACATCCACTGTGTTCGCAAGGGAAACATGGATAAGGACGGGGCTTTTGAGGCGTTGTCTGGGTGGGTTGCGGTACACATGAAACCAGCCTGGCCCGAGGCCAGAGTCAGGACAGAGTGGGAGGCCCTGTGCCGTCAGGACGTGTCCTCGAAGGGGGCGTTTACAGAGAAAAAATCGGGGACAGAGGCTTTGCCGATTGGTGAGAATGGGTTGCTAGCTTGGAGCGCCCACCGGTGGATTGTGGATCCAGTGCCGGTACACGAGGAACTGGTAGAAGGTCTAGTGCTTAAGGGTGAGCCGCATCTGTTTGTGGGTGAGGGCGGCTCAGGGAAGACGTTTCTAGTGGCGGATCTGGCACTCAAGGTGGCGGCATGGAGCGAGGGACGGGATCACTATTGGTGCGGGCAGAAGATTCGGGGCGGAGGCACCGCCGTGTTGATTCTGTGTGAGGACTCACAGACCGAGATGCACATCCGCATCAAGCAGCTTGATCAAGGTGGGTTGATTTCGCAGGCCGGTGACAGGCTTATTGTGCTTCCCATGACCAATATCGGGGGAGCGTTTCCGCTCACCGAGCGGGACTTTAAGACCGGCAGTACGGTGACGAGCGACAAGTGGCGCAGGATGCTGGATCTGATGAAGGCACTGCCGGAGCCGCCTGTGCTGGTAGCGATTGATACGCTCAACAGTGTGTCCCACGGGGACGAGAACAGCAACGTGGTGATCGCCGAGATGATGCGGGAGGCTCACCGAGTCTGCGGGGAGCTGGGTGCGGCACTTCTAATCAACCACCATATCCGTAAGTCCAATGAACCGCTTCGGTCCCTCGAGGAACTGCGCAGTGCCATCCGAGGTGCCTCGGCAATTCCTAGTTATTTCCGTATCAACTTTGGGATGTTTCATGCCAGTGACTTTGAACGGCGGATGAAGGCTATGGGCATGACTCCCAAGCGGGGGGCGATGTGGAAGTTCGGGGTCGTGAAGGCTAACATCCATGGGCTTTTGCAGGGAGAGCGGACTCTGCTTCGGAACGGAATTGGACTCTTGGAGGACATTACCGCGAACGACTCTTATGCCGCTGTGAATGTCAGTGAACGTGTAGCGTGGATGGTCTACGCGATCCAGCAGGCTGCCTGTGCGTTGCATCCATATGCTGTGGGTGGGAAGAATGCCGCGAACGGTCTGTACAAGCGCAGGAATGAACTGCCGCAGATACTCCGGGGAGTGGGTTGGCGGGAGTTCGGGAACTTGGTGGAGGAGGCGTTGGTGAAGAATTTAGTGGTGCCATGTGCCGTCAGAGGGTCGAAGTCGAAGACGTATCTAGACATCCCAGGAGGGGTCTTATCGCAGGATGAGGCAGGCGTAGTGCTCGCCGCTGGGTCGTACAATACCGCTCCAGAATGGGAGGATTACTACTACGATGCCGATACAGGCGAGATAGTTTTAGCTGCCAAAAACAACGCTTGGAATGCGCAGTTTGTGCGTGGCCCCGAGCCAATGGGCGGCAGGAGTGGCTCTATTCAAGAATATAGCACCGAGGACCACGATTAGGACACGAGGACACGGTCATCCAACAGAGTAAACCAAAAGTTGGTGTCCTCAAAGGACACGCTCGAGGACACGTAAAAATACTTAGAAAGTGCGCGTGTCCTCAAACGTGTTTTTTGGGGGTCTTTGAGGACGGGGTTAAGTTGTTGAAAATCGTAACTTTACGTCATTTGAGGACACGGGGACTATATATAGGGAATAGGGACAGTCCCCTAGTTCCCGTATCCTCATATATTCGGATACCCTTAACCGCTAACGCTAGGGTATCCGTATGAGGACCGAGAACGCTTTCAGCTTCACTTCTATATTTTGCGCCAGTGCTCAAAGTTTGCAAAAAAGTGCGTATACGCAGAAAGACAGTATAATGAAATCTAAGCAGAAATTGAGTCAGCAATGCGGTGAGGGAACCGGCGAATTGTTGTTCCGAGTGATCATTCGCGGCGAACCCAAGAGCCAACCCCGCCCGAGGTTCGTAAATGGCCGTGTGGTGTCGAATATCACGCCAGCAGTATCAGCGTGGCAGGCGGCAGTGTGGAGTGCCTCTGGTGAGGCTATGAACGCGATTGAGGAGGGGTTGCTGCACAAGGCGACAGCCTTGCGAGTGGATGTGACGTTCTTCTTTCCGACCAAGAAGTCAGACCGCTGGGGAAAACCGCACACTCAGAAGCCTGACCGGGACAACTGCGACAAGCTCATCCTGGATGAGTGCACCAAGGTAGGCCTGTTCGGGGGAGATGACTGCCGGGTGTCCGCCGGCATGATCAGGAAGTACTGGTGCCGTGTTGGCGGTGAAGGTTGCATCGTGGAGGTGTCCATAGACGCTTCAGGTGCCCCGTGGGAGGGGTTGGATGCGTCCCCGAGTATGGCGATAGCCGAGGACGCTCCAGACTGGCTAGGTTAGGCTGCGGCTTTGACCGGCTTCGGCGCTTTCGGGTCGTACTTGCGGATGGCTTGGGCAAGAGCGCGGGTCTTAGCCTCCCGCTCTGGTGCCGGTGGTTTGTACCCGTCAACCTTCTTCCAGGTATAGGTAGCCGCACGCCGGCCCTCGGCAGCGTAGCGTTTCGCAAGCCACTCGTCGCAGGCTTTGCCCAGCTTATAAATGTTCGAGGGCACCCGGTAGGGTGCGTGACAGATTACCGCATCGCGGATGTTAAGGTCGTCGTTCATTTTGGTTTTGTGTTCAGGCTTCAAGCTTACTGCAACCAGTCCGTGTCTTCCCCGCTCACGTCAGCAATCGCTAACGCAGTTGCCAGGATGAACCCGCCGGTAGGCATCGTGACCAGCGCGATGATCACGGCCTCCACCACGGAGTCAGCGTAGTGCGCTATGGCGAAGCCGTCCAAGAGCAGCAGTGACACTCCACCGGCAAGCAGCGACAGCAGACGCGGCAGGGGTGAGCGCCGCGTGTTCGGCATGGGTGCTAGGACCTTGTCTTGGAGTTTGATCGTGTCCGCTCCCACGTCAGTGGACTCAGGGCGCGAATGCGCCAGCGAAGAGTGAACCGGTTTGTCTACATGGTCGTAGACGGCTTGGATGCTTTTGCTGTAGTGCGATGTACTCATGGTTGTTTTTTGTTGGGTTACTTGGTTGCGTCAAAAGCGGCAGCGAGGAGAGGATTGGTTCTGCGGACTTCGCGGGCAACGGCGGTCAGCACAGCAAGACGGACTTCGCTAAGGTATCGGTCCAGTTGCTTCGGTGCCATGTACGGCGTTAGATCATCTAGCTCGTCCCAGAACTCTGGGTTCTCAAGCAGGGCAGTCTCTT